AGGATTTTCCTGTGCAGCCAATGGTATAATCGTTCTTGCTACATTATCATAAGTTGGTTTGGCCGCGGCTACTGCTGCCTTATCAAACCAACTACTTCTAGGAGTATACGGACTATTTTCTATAGCCCAACCAATAAAGGTCTTGCCCAAATAGTGTTCGAGCAGTTTGTATAGATTGGAATCGTTTAGGATCGGATCTCCAGGTGGCACCCTTAATGATGCACTGGCTTCGTTGATGATGTCATTGATACGCATGAGTTATTTATCGGTGTAGTTCTCTAAGAACTTCTCGAGATCCCCGTAGAGGTTTGCCATGAACGCTTCCCGGCTGCCATAGAACTTCACACAGGGTTCCCGCTTGTCCACTTGCAGATAGTAAGGATCCTGCAGTCTCTGATCCAGCATCACCAGCAATCGGGGCCGCACCTGGTCCAGATCTATGTTAAAGTTGTAGTGCTCTACCTGCATCCTCTGCATGGCCATGAAACCATGCACACTCAATCTCATACCACCTTGAGGCTTCATGTTGCGCCACCAGGTCTTCATGGCCCACTCCAGTCCCGGACGCTGAGATTCAGGATACTGCCTGATCAAGGCTTGTGTGATGGCTTGTTTATCGCGCATTGGGGTAGATCTTCTCCCCTTGCTTGAGCAGCACCACAGAGAACTTGTCTGTTCTGAATTGTGTGTTTAGTTTCTTGGCCAGGTTGATGGCGTGTCCTGGGTTGGAGAATGAAACTTTTTTATACTTGGGTCCGGGATACTGTGTGAGCAAGTTGGAGGTCTTTAGATTGATGGGCAGACTGTTGAAGAACACCGCCCAGATTCCATCACTGGCCAACACCTGCTCACTCTTGTAGGTTTGCTTGTTGGTGTTTTCGATCAACACCGATGGTTTTGGTCTCGACATTCATTATACTCCTACATTTATTTATCCCAAATGTATGTAGTTTTCAGAAGTCTCGACCGCCCAGTTCCACTGTTATGGTTTGTTCTTGCAGTGCTGTCAACAGGCGATTTTGCAGTTCTGTCACTGCCAACAGCATCTTGGTTATGTCGCGATGTAGGTCTTTGGCATCCTTCATGGGCATCATGAAGTCTTTCTGACCACGAGATTCATGTGCCTTGACCGAGTCAATGAATCGATTGATGTGGATGCTCACACAAACACCTCTTCATCCAAGTAGCGCCGCAGTTCCTTGTCTGTGGGTACCACGGTGTAGTTGTGCTTGAAAAAGATCTCATATGAGTCTGATCCATACTTGCCAATGCCATACAACTTGGTAGCATCGTTGCCATCCCAATTCACATAGTCTGCGGTCATTCTGCGTATGCGATTCTCTTTCACTGTGCTCATGCCCAGGCTCCAGATGATGTTCTTGACCTCTTCAGGAGTGCTCCGCAGCAACCACCCGGGTGTAGGCCAGTGATGCATGAATAGTGGGTACACGGTCTTCACAGGTTTGCGACCTGTTTGGTTCAGCATGATCACTGCTACCATGTGTCTCCACTTTTCCACATAAGGAACATCTTCCGCGCCCAGTTGTTGCTGGACCATGAGATCATCGCGCAGGGGTTCAATCATCGTGCTTGGATAAATTGGTTGAGTTCAGGTGGTTGCCATCCCTCGGGTTTGAGAACTTTGCCATCTTCGCGTTTGTTCACGCGACCGGTAGCAGGATCGATCTTGGCAAAGTTGGTTCGCATGACTTCGTTCCATGCACCTTCACCATCTGCACCAAGACTATGGATAGCACCAATGGTCACAACCAATATATCAATCAATGCGTCAAGGCATTCTTTAGGATCAGCAGCAGCATTGGCCACCCAGAGTTCATCTGTTTCTTCTTGGATCAGCCGGGTGTAGAGGTTGAACTGAGGTTCGTTCCATGCACCCACAGTCTGGTTGCATGCTCGCATGAATCGAGACTGATCAAGGAAGGGGTTTGTCATTGGCTTCTTCTCTAGTATAGAAAGGACCTTGGTATGGATATCGTTCCAAGGTAATCAACTTGGGACCTTGGACTATGCTCCAAGTTCTGCGTTGTTTCACTTGATACCAACCAGCAGCATACCACGAGCGTGATTTGTTGTTCTTGGTAAACAGCGGCAATTTATGTTGAACATTCCAGATAGGATTGTACACTCGCGATCCTGACGGATAGCCTTGCACTTGATAACTGGCAGGCTCTCGACTGGGCTTGTTTCCCACTGCTGGAAATTCAATATCAACTTGTTTGCGGATCATAGCCATGGTCTTGAATGGAATCACCTGGTTGTTGATCCTCACTGCAAAACCATCTCCTGTGGCTTCGATGTTGCCGATCTTCTTATCATCCTTAGTGAGGATGTAGAACTGATCTTTAACTATGGGCTTGGCTATTATGCTCATCTAGTGTTCCTTTGTATGTGTTGTTGAGCCAGGCGGCATACTGCTCTGGTGCTTCAGATATCTTTGTGAGTTCGTATCGGCCGCAGAACTTCATGAACCTCACACCCACTTGACCAATGTCTTTGTGGCTGATCTGTTCACGGATAGCACCATCCACTTTGGCCTTGATCTCATCAGGCTGTGCAGTGAGATCCACCAGCACACGATTGCGTTCGTAGTCATCCTTCACACGATGTTCCACACCGTTATGGTCTGACCAGCGTTGCAGCATGAGATTGTTCCAGTTGAATCCGCGGTTCTTGCGATCTTCAAATGCTTCGCGCAGTCCCACTCGGTTCTTGGTGCCTTTCTCGCGCACACCCGGGTAAGCACTAAACACATTGTCACTTGTGTCGCCGCGCATGCACTTCTCAAACAAGAGCCATTCTGGGTCTGGAATCACCTTGTCCGTCTTGGTCTTTTTGTCCTGCACACGCCGACCCTTGGCATCAAAAATGCCAGTGACTGTGTGAAGTTCGTCAGTGATGCCATTGTATTGGCTCACATTAGGTGCTAGTAACTGCACAAAATCTGTATCTGATGAAATAATATAGTGCTCATCTTCGGGATGCAGAGCGATCCAACGAGCGATAACGTCGTCTGCTTCGGCTTCTGCGTGTCGGACCACACTACAGTTTGTGCTTTCAGCCAGATATTTAGTGAAACTATCATAGGTCTCCCAGAACAGCTTGTCCTCTTCTTGTTCTGTTGCGCTGAGTGCAGCACGGGCCACAGCGCGATTTTTCTTGTAGGGCTCGTAGTAGTCTTTGCGCCATGAGCGACCTTCCAGTGCAAAAACCACATGGTCTGCGGAGAACTTCTTGTTCACCTTGTTAACAGAACTCATCACGATGTGCAAGGCGTAACCAATCTTTTCCCAAGCGTCAGCTGCACGAAAAACCGAATGTCGGGCACGGAAAAAAGTATTTGCTGTGTCAATCAACAGATATCGCATCAGGATCCAGTATGTTATTTTCTATACAGTATAATAACACAAATTCAGACCAAAAGCAATGAGCCATTTCACCAAAATGCCATGATCCAGCATTCACCGTGGCAAAATCAGCTTCGAGTAAGATCTGATTGTATGTGTATTTAGAGTAAGGTGTGATGTATGCGTTGTTCCAATCCAGTTGATCCTGGATTCGATCAAATGAGTTGTTGCCGTTGAAAAACACATGTGGGATTTTTGCCGCGGTCATGTCCACATGCAGTTGCCAGATCTCTTGATGCCAATGTTGTTGGCAACGATTCCAGTTGACATCAATCACAAACTGTCGATATCGATCCGCCAGTTCGTCAGGAACCCAGTCTGTGCCTGAACTGCCTACCTGTAAGTATTCACCGCGATGCAACCATTCTTCTCGTTCCCAGGTGCTCCATTGTATCACTGCAAGTGCAGATTGCCAAGGCCTCAAGGCTCTCATCCAATCGCGTGTGGTTCTCAAGATTCTGTAGTTAGATGCAGCAGATTCGGCATCGCAGATCAATTCTGCGTTCAATCGTTTAGCCAGCCGTTGACCCCAACTTGCCTGAAGATTTGCAGGGTGCGGTTGCCGACCCAGTTCGGGGTAGCCGTCGTCTTCGGCAAAGGCTGCTGGTGATACTGCTTCGGCAGCAGCAGTATGGCTATCGCCATTTACATACAAAATCATGATACTTCACTGCGGCCGCCACCAACATCGGTGCTGCGAACCCACATGCCACTCTTGGCAATGGCTTCTTCTTGTTCCCAGGTCTCCATGACCACATGTCGGCATACATTTTGGAACCAACGGTCCACAATCTCGGCGTCGGTATCGTCCTTCTTGATCATGTATCCGGCTTTGACTAATCGTGCTACAAAGATCTCGTTCCAGTCCAACTCAAACGCACCTTGATGCAAGTTGTCAAGATCCACATCCAGGCTCACGATATTCACATATGGCTCTTTTTTGTCTGTGGCGATCTCTTTGGCAGTCCTGGGTTGTTCTTTAACTTTCTTTTCACGAGGTACAGGAGGGTCCTTTACCGGATCAACAGGTGCAGCGGTCAACGCTGCCAGGGTTTTTTCTTTTGTGCCATTGGCGCCAAAAAATCTATCAAACATTCCCATCATGTGCCCCATTCGTTCTTGAATAGTGGCACTTGGAGTCGATCACTGTACCGCCATCCTTTTCGCATTGCCATTTCTGCCACTGCCCTATTATTAAGAGTGTACACCCGTTCAACACCACCAACAGGCATAATATACACAGGCCCCTCAAAGCCCCCATCACGAAACTCCTCCACGGCTCTTTCAGCATCTTTCAAATCCTCTTCTGTGGCAATCACAAACTTCAAATAGGCTGTGCCAAAATCTTCATACTCGGCCACAACTTCTGGACGGATAGCATCCGACCATGACTCACCCGAACATGGCAGCTTGGCACTCACAGAGAATGTGATTTCTCTGGACATGTTGTACCAACCCTGTAAATATTCTTTGAACTCTTCACTCAACTTCTGGGTGCCGTTGGTCTCGAATGTGATCTCTTTCAATCCGCGCATCTTGGGATGATCCAGCAAGTCTGGGTACTGTTTCTGCCAGCCCAGCAATGGCTCACCGCCTGTGATCACCAGATGTTCGTCGCGCCATTCCTTGTGCGGTAGCGTGTCCACAACAGCATCGGCAATCGCATCAGTATCAAGCACAGGAGACAGATGCCGAAACCTAGGATCCCAACTAGCATAACTGTCACACCCTGTAGATACCAAAGGCAGCGCGTTGTAATTCGTGTAAAGATCTGGGTTAACATCATTTGCTTCATTGCTCAATTCTCCACGTGGCATGCCAAAGCCTGCACATTTAAAGTTGCATCCAAATGTGCGTAGAAACACAGAAGGGACGCCCATGTAGCGTCCTTCGCCTTGAATGCTGTAGAATAGTTCTGCTATTTTGATCTTGCTCATAGTTTAATGTTGTTGTGATTTGTAAACAGTCATCCAGTGATCGATCATCTCATCCATGAGCTGATAAAAGGTGTATTTGGGTTGCCATCCCAGTTCAGTTTTGATTCTTGTGCTGT